CTTGCACCCTTACGATGTTCTACGATTGTACTTGCCATGCCAGAGAGCTGTCCAGCTTTATCTGTCATGATGCCGATAGTCAACGCAAGACGGTCTGGCGAGATCATCTTCAATTGCTCTGGATCGTTGGACAATTGTTCTGCTTTCTCGAACAAAAGATCCGTGTACTCAGCCGCAGCAATCGCGTAGCGTTTAGAGAACTCCTTGCGTTTTGACTCAAGCGTGTCGTTATGCCGCCATTCTAGCGACCTTACTAACTCATGCGACACTTTGCACTTCTTGGCGATGACGCTAATGCGTCCACCTTGTGCAAGCATCCAGAGTATCTGTGCTGCTACGTTGGGATTGTAATGCTCAATTGAGTTGCGAGGGAATAACTTTGCACGTTCCTTGACCTCAAGAAAGAACTCCTTAATTGCCTGTTTGCTGTCAATCTCAAGAAGTTCGTTGTCGCTCATGTTATTTTTCTTTGTTGGTTGAAGCACCACTTATAGCTGACGATATGCTTCTGGCAAGAGCGGGATTATTGTATTTTCAATCAAGGCTTCTTAACAGGTTTTTTATCAATCTCGTTTTGTGCGTTGGATTCGCTTTGTTTGATCTCGCTAATCATTTTAGTCATTGCTCCAGCAAAAGCTGGATCATTACCCATTCCATCAGTAATTGCGGAAACTCCAGCTTTAGTGGTCAACATTTTTGAAATCATGCTTGAATATGCTTTCTCTGTTGCTGCTGACCCAACATCTCTAGCAAGAATATCCAGAAATGGTTCTAATGCTCCAATACCGTATGCCGCTGACATAAGACGATTATTAACAAACGATCCAAGTCCTTGAGCAACATATGCTGAAACTCCACCAGCACCAACAACTGCTCGCACTTCATCTTTGCCCATTCTTTGCCCAGACACTTGTGATGCTTGAATCATTTTTTGTGCAGAAATGAATTTGTTAGTAGTGTTTTCTCCAAGAACTAACTTCATTTTCTTTAATAACTCCCTGCCTTCTTGAGTAGATGCTTGTCCTGCAACTTGACCAACATCTTTGAGGAATCTGTCTGCATCGGGCATTGTTATGTATGGTGCTTTAGCAAGAGGTTTGCCAGTTGCAGAATAAGAACCAAGAAGCTCATACATAAAGTCTTTAGAAAATGCTTTTCTTTCCTCAATTGGCATTGAATACCATACTTTAGAAACACTTCCAGATGATACACCTGATGAAATTGCAGAAGATGCAAGCTCTCCATTCACAAGTTTATCCCACTTGTTTTCTAATGCTAATCCAATAATCTTGTCATCAGCTAGTTTTGCAGATTGTTTTTCAAGTGCTTTTTTCTGAGCAATAGTGGAAATAACTTTTCTTGTTTCTGTGTCTCCAAGAGCGGATGATAACATTGAAACATCTTCTTTTGTAAGGTTGTCCAAATTTAATTTTTGAACTTGAAATGTTTTGTTAAGTTCATCTAATTTCTTAACCATTCCAGCACCTTTTACGTCTCCCCACAAGGCCGTAACCATTTCTGGGTTATAATTTATGCTTGTTGGCGAAATACCTGCTTTTGAAGTAAGTCCGATTTGTGAAAAGTAAGCCTGTTGGAGTTGATCTCGTATTGCTGGTTCTGCTGAATTACCATTAGCATCTACTTTTAGGCTTACGGCACGAAGAACATCTCTTGCATTTCTAGGATCAGAAATAGCGTTATCAACTATTTGTGAAGGAGTAAATCTGGCATCTCCTAGTGATTGTTTGAGTATTGCTCCAGGCGAAGATCTCTCATAAAGCAATCTGTCTTGAACATGAGATGCATTTACACGACTCCACTCATCAGTCATTCCGTTTTTCTCAGCAAGCTGATCAACATACTCACCAAAATCTCTGGAAATTTTAGAAGCAAGATTTTTAGCGGGATCTCCCTTTCCTGCTGCTCCACCTTCTGGAACTGCTTCTGCTAATTGTTGCCTCAACGAAGAAATATCCTCAAATGTAAAAGCATCACCAGCAGTTGAAAATCTATCTAATTGATCTTGAATTTCAGGTGTTAATTTTATCTCGCCACTTTGCAGTTTGTTTTTCAACTCTTTTGCTAGCGCAGAGTTTTGTTTCTGAGTATCAATTCTTCCAATTAAGGAATAAATGCCTTTATCATCAACTGTTTTGAAACCTTGCTCTTTAGCCGCATAAAGCAACGATGAGATTTTTCGTTTCGCTTCATCAAAAGAAACACTTACACCTTTTTTATCCATTTCGTCATAGAAACCTCGATAATTTTTTTCGTTTATCTTTATTTCAGTCTGTTCGGCTTCTTTAAGGAATTGACTCAAAGTGTTTCCTACTGGTTCTTTTTCAAAAGCAGGAACCTGCATTTGCTGAAGTCTCCTATCAAAATGCTCAGTTAAAATTCTTTTTGCTCGTTCATCTTTGCCAGCAATTTCGTCAATAAGACTTGATTGTTGTTGCCGCAATCTAGCAATACCAATTTGTGACACTTGCTCTGGGTTTCCTGCTTCTTTCCACGCTTGTGTCATGAAAGCAAGTTGCTCCATATTTTTGTTTAACCTTGCAGCGTTTTTACTGTTTGGATACATCTGAGCAAGAGTTCTTTGTGCTTCTAGTGCTGACTCTCCAAACTTCGCACCAACAGGAACTTTTATGTCATAACCTGACTTTGCAAATTCTTGTTCTGCCGAAAGAAGTGTTCTGTTTAACTCATTTGTAATTGGTCTTCCCATTCTCCTAGATAAGAACTTTGCCGTTCCTGCTGTTGCAATATCAATAGGAAATGAAATTGCAGCGGTAAGACCTTGCCTGCCTAGAACTTCTAGTGGTTGGGCATCAATACCCATTGCTTTTCTGATTGCCATATCCTGCAATCCAGATGTTGCTGCGTAACCACCAGTGCTTAATGCCGCAGCTCCAAGAATGCTTGGCGCACCAGCAATCGCACCTCCAATTGCAGCAACGGTAGGTAACACTTCTTTTGCGGCAGTTGATATAAGTGATGCAGCATCTGCTAACGAATTGCCAAATTCATCAACCTTTACAAGTTTTTCTCCCTTTTTAACAAACAGTTCGTTTTTACCATCAATTACAACTGGTTGAATATCTGGATACTTGCTAGCTAGGAATGTTATGCGATCTTGATCTGTTGGTAATGCAGAAAGTGCAAATCTTTCTTTTCCGCTTAATCCAGAATCAACATCAATATTTTGTGGATCAACACCAAAAACCTTGCTTGCATTTTCAATTAGGTTTGAACGTGTTTGCTCTCGGTTTATTCTGGGTGTTTGTGCAAAATCAGCAAACGATGTTGGATTGACGGGAGTTGGTCGTAATTCAGTTTTAGATACATATGATCCTTCTGAAAGTTGTTTTGCTGATTCTTCTTTAGATAGTTTTAACTGGTTTTGCTCATTTAAATTGCTATCTAAGTATGCCTTCTCAAGCGTTGTCTTAGCTTGGTTAAGCATGACAAGATCATCTAAGAATTCCTTTCTTTGTGATTCGTCTGTTGCTGACTCTAAAGCAGACGATGCGCCATTGATAGCATCACTAATATCCTTTGCTTGCTTTTGAAAATCAATATTTTGAGCCATTATTTTGGTAAGTGTTTATTGATTGTTGCTTCGGTTTCTGGGCTAAAAAGTGGTGATTGACTTGAAGTAGGAGCAGTTGGCGTGGAAATATTAAGATCTGACAACATTTGATTATATTGATCTTCTACTATTTTGTTGTTTTCACTTGTAATAGTTCCATCTTTTAGTGCTGCTGTTCTTTGCTCTGGAGTTCCATTAACTCTATTAAATAGTTTAACCGAAGCGTTTTTAAGTCTTGCTTCAAGATCCTGCTTGTTTTCAGCCGCATCAAGGGAACCAAATTCTTGCATGAATAATGGCCATTCTTGAACTGTCATGTTTCCTGCTGCACCACCTGTTGGAGACGCTTCACGCAATTGATTTATTTTATCTAATGCTAAATTAGCTTTTAATGTTCCAAGCCTTGAGACAACTCTCCCTATTTCCGTTCCAGGTATTACCCCACCCAATATGCTTCCAAGTTTAGCACCAATCGGGCTATCGGGAAGTTTGGGAATCATTTTAAGGGTTTCAGAAGCAGTGTTAACAAACTCATTAACAAAACTACCTTGTTGTTTCTTTCTTGCTTCTGTTGCTTTTTCCGCTTTTTCACCTCCACCACCACCTCTTGTGATTTTAAACCCACCTCCAGGACTTGATTCAATTGTTTCTCCAGCACCACCAATATCTGCTCCGCTAACCATAAAGCTACCATCAGCAAGAGGTCTAGCATTAATTCTGAATCCTTGAATAGCAAGATCTTGAACTTGTTGAGCAGTCATTTGTGTTTCAGCTTTGCCATCTCCACCAATCGATCTTGCTCTTGGCGTGAGTTGACTTGGTTGACCACCAGAAAGATTTGCCGCACTGTCTATTGAATTTGCATTTTGAGGTACGGCAACTTGATCGGGGGGAACTGCTCCTCCAGCGTCTGAAATTGCTTGTTGTTCTGCTATTGGTTGCGGAACATCGGGTGTTAACTCAGGAAGGAGTCCACCAGCGTTTACTGGTTCTGCTGGATTATAAACCGAATTAATCGGCATACCACTTGCATCTTTTTGTTCTAAAACTTGATCAAGTGGAAGTCCTGCTGCATAACCTGGTGCATTTATAATTCTTAATTTGGTTTGACGATCATAAATATTTCCAAATTCATCTTTTAAAATATCAATTCCTTTGTTATCACCAGTAATGTATACATCATCTGTCAATTTAAGAGGTTTATTTGCCTCAATAATAGCTGCTGCTTTACTTGCTTTATCTTGTTGAGCATACCTACCTTCTTGTATATCAAGCTCTCTGGATTTGAGACCAAAATCCTTATTTTTATTTGACTGTCCAATTGCAAGCTCAATAAGTCCAGGGGTAGCACTAGCAGAAGCATAACGTTCATTCAAAGAAATATTCTCATCACGGAGATTATCTAAGATTGGTGCAAATGCGCCTTGTAACTCTGGATACAACTTAATTGCTGCATCAATTTGCGTAGAACTTTGCTTTAATACCTTCTTCTTGTCGTTCTGGTCTTTAAAGTAATCAGTTGCAGTATTTGCAATAGTTTGCCCTAGCCCAGCAATTGCGTTAGCGTTGGTGTTTGCTGCGTTTACAAACCCAGAGTAGTCCTGTCTGAACAGGCTG